GAATTGGGGTCGAAATAAACTCATTGAACAATCTAATAAAGAAGAGATAATTCAAGATGAGTTAACCGAAGAAGAACTAATTGTAAATAGTGATGTAGAGTGGGAAGATTAACATGTGGATATTTACAATAGGTTTATTTACAGTATGTTTAGGAATTGGTATAGAATCCCTAGCCATATCTTTCTTAGTTTCATTCTTTGGATTAATGACCATGATAGGTGGGGTTGTCTACATGGTTATGACAGATAGTGAGTATTTGGATTTATGAGATTCGATTTGCATAGCACCTCTCAACCTCATCACAAAAAGCTATGCGAATCGGTGCCTAATGATTCGGTGATTATAAGGTGATGTACAATTTTACATAATGTGTAAGTCATTGTTATTATTAGGTTTTTTAGGGGGAGTTGACAAACTCCCCCTTTTTGTTATAATAATAGTATGAGTAAAGAGATTGATAACAAAAACAAAAGAGAGGTTGATATGAGTAAGTATGATATAACAAGACAAAAAACAACTAAGATGGTTGGTGAAATGTTTGACAAAAATGTTAATGAACATATTTGGGTCAATGGTATTCAAGGTATCGATAGTATTCTTACTATGATTATCGATAGGATTGAAGACAATGATACTGATGGTGCTGTAGATAATATTAGACAACTACAGAATGAATTAATTGAAAATAATGTGAGGGGGTAATATGAAAAAAGAAACAATAACAGTAAGTGATTTATTAAAAAAAGCAGAGGCTGCTGGTTTAAAAGCAGGTTTAGAAGTAAATACCAATCCAGTGACTTTCAAAGATGTACATAGTGGTCAGACATATGATGTCGCAGAAGGTATGTGTGGATTTGCGTGGGTGAATATATCGCCTGCAAGAGGTAAGTTTGTCAACTATCTAAAAAAGATAGGTAAAGGTCACAAGTCTTATTATGGTGGTTGGGACTATTGGGTTAGTTCTTCAGAGCTAGGTCAGTCGATTGAAAGAAAAGAAGCCTATGCAAATGCGTTTGCAAAAGTTCTTAAAGAGTGGGGAATAAATTGTTATTCAATGAGTAGATTAGATTAATTTAAATAGAGAGGTTTTATGCATATATTTAATACAAAAGATACAAACAAAATGATGAGTGAGGCTTGGGATATCTATAACAGATATCAAGCAACAATGGCTGGTCAGTTGAATGATGACCTTGATGATTTACAAGATAAGTTTAACGAGATTGCAGCTGAACTAGGTGTTGCTGGTGAAGACTTATGGAATAGGTGTGAAAATGAACATGCACTCAGTCAACTTCTATGAACTACATAGAAATCAACGGTGGTGACAAAAACCAAAAAATTTTTACTGAACAAATAGTAAAATGGTGTATGAGTGAGTTGTTACCCAGAGTTCGTACTCTAGATATCACGATTGATTTACTAAATGAATTAGATGGTGGAGTTGATGGCTATCAATGGTCTGGTGAGGATAACCGTCAACATTTTATTGAAATAAATAAAAATTTATGTTATGATGATTTTGTAACTGCGATTATGCATGAAATGGTACATGTGAAACAAGATTATAGAAAAGATAAAAGTCCCATAGTGGATAGAGAAAAAGAAGCATACGCAAAACAAGAAATTTTATTTGAGAGGTGGAAAAATGATAATTGAAAGTATAATAGGTGGAATGTTAATAATGACACCGATAGACAACAAATCAAACTATAATGAACAGTTAGAAGAGATAGGTCAAGCAAAATGTCTTGCAGATAATATGTACTTTGAAGCTCGTAATCAAGGGACTGCTGGTATTATTGCAGTGTCAAATGTAGTTTTAAATAGAGTAAAAAGTAAAATGTATCCAAGTAATATATGTGAGGTAGTTAGACAAGGCCCCCATAGAGAGAGTTGGAGAAAGAATGGAGAATATCACCCTGTCAGACATAGATGTCAGTTTAGTTGGTATTGTGACGGTAAACCAGATAAACCTAAAAACATAAAACAATATGACGAGATGTTTAAGTTTGCACTATTGATTGTCAAAGGTGAACTAAGTTTATTAGATATTACAGACGGTGCATTATGGTATCATGCAGATTATGTGAAACCAGATTGGTCTTATCATAAAAAGATTACTACTGAAATAGGTGACCATATTTTTTATACAATGAAAGAGGAAATAGAAGAATGAGTATAGGAGTCACATTGGTATTGAAAGAATGGAATGGTAAAGAAGGTAAGTGTGAGAATGGTCATGTTGTTAAAATTAATTCAACAGGCTATGGGTTATGTTGTAAATGTTTAAATGATATTGATGCGTATCATACTTTGTATGTTGCACCAAAAGATACGGAGATAAAAAAATGAATATATTTTATTTAAATGAAGACCCTAGAATTGCAGCTCAAGAACATTGTGATAAACATGTGTGTAAAATGACAATCGAATATTGTCAATTATTATCTACAGCACACAGAGCTCTTGATGGTGCAGAATATTATGATAAAACAAAAAATGGTAGGAAGATAAAAAGATGGCTGTTACCTGATGAAAGAGAAGTTGGATTAATGTTAGGTATTATGTTAAATCACCCATCAACAATCTGGACTAGACAATGTGCAGAAAACTATGATTATCTTTTAGAGTTATGGATAAGTTTATGTTATGAGTTTGAATATCGATATGGTAAAAAACATGCAACATTAGATAGATTAAAATACTTGACAAACAGACCCAAGAAGATTACAATTAATGGTAGTATGACTGAGATGCCTCAGTGTATGCCAGATTATTGTAAGGTTCAGAATAATCCAATACAAGGTTACAAGTCTTACTATATAAACGAGAAAAAGAGATTTGCAACTTGGAAGAAAAGACAAATACCAAGTTGGTATGTTGAAGGATTAAAAAATGGGAATGATGGACGAAGCGTGGCGTGATGCAGTTAGAACAACACCAGAACAGAAAAAAAATATGACAGCAACTTTAACAGTAGGTGAACTAGAAATTATGAAAGAAGATATGAAACAGTTAACAAAAAGTTATTATGATGCACTTAAAAGAATCAAAGAACTTACAGAACAAGTAGAAGAATTAAAGAACGAGATTGAATCTTTAAAAGAAGATAAAGTTGAGTTGAGAAGTATCAGAGGACATTAATGCCTACCTACATTATTACTGATACAAAGAAGAAAAAAACTTTTGATGTGTTTTGTTCTTGGGATAGACTACAAGAATTACTCAAGGAAAAACCACATTGGGTAAAAGGTGTAACTGCACCAGCTATTGTAGGTGACCATGTGACTGCAAAAACAGATGGTGGTATGAAAGAAGTGTTTTCAAAGATTGCAGACAAACACCCTAACAGTGCTCTTGCAGATAGGTATGGAAATAATAAGAGTAATGCAAAGGTTAGAGCTGAAACGATTGCAAGAAAACATGGTCTGGTAAAAGATGGTGGACAAAATTTAAGTAAGAAATTTAAGAAGAATAAAGACACAGGTTTATACTGATATAAATATAATGTGTATCGTCAAATTGTTGCGTTTACACAACATAGTGGTAGGGGGAATGTTCAAGTCTAACCTCTACCACAGTTATATTATAAGGATTAGATAATGGCAAAGAAAAATAAAGAAATTAGTTCAAGTAATTTACTCAAAATAAAACCGATAACCGAAAGTCAAAAAACAGTTTTTGAAACTTGGAAGAAAGGTCAGAATCAGTTTTTGTTTGGTTGTGCTGGAACAGGTAAAACATTTGTATCTTTATACCTTGCAATGCAAGATGTATTAAATTTACAAACAAAATATGAAAAGGTCGTGTTGGTTCGTTCACTAATACCTACAAGAGAGATAGGTTTCTTGCCAGGCGATGAGGAAGATAAGGCTGCACTGTATCAAGTACCATATCAGAATATGGTACAGTTTATGTTTGAACAACCAAATGAACAAGCATTCAAAATGTTGTATGATAGATTAAAGTCACAAGGTAGTTTGTATTTTCTATCAACATCATTCTTAAGAGGTTTAACATTTGATAATACAATCATTATAGTTGATGAGTGTCAAAACTTAAACTTTCACGAGTTAGATACAATCACAACAAGAGTAGGTCAAGATTCTAAAATAGTTTTCTGTGGTGATTTTTTCCAGACTGATTTAATAAAGACTGGTGATAAAAATGGACTGCATGACTTTTTAAGAATATTAGAAGAGATGAAAGATTTTAACTGCACTGAATTTAATATCGGTGATATTGTTCGTTCTGGATTTGTTAGAGATTATCTTATTCAGAAAACAAAACTTGGAATAGGAATGGACTAATGGATTTAGATAAACTTAGAAAACAATTAGAAATAGACGAAGGAGTCAAATATGAAATTTACCTCGACCATCTTGGTTATCCTACTTTTGGTATTGGCCATCTGGTTGTACCAGACGATAAAGAATATAGAGAAGATGTTGGGACAAGGGTATCCGAAGAAAGAGTCAGAGAATGCTTCGACAAAGATGTGGAATCAGTATTAAGAGATTGCACTTTATTATATAAAGACTTTGATGAACTACCAGAGGAAGTACAACAGATTGTTGCAAATATGATGTTCAATATGGGTTACACTAGATTGAGTAAATTTAAAGGAATGAAAAGAGGTGTTGATGCAAGAGATTGGAATAAAGCTGCAGATGAAATGGTTGACAGTCGTTGGTATAAACAAGTTACAAATAGAGCAAATAGATTAGTTGAAAGAATGAGAAATATTGAGTCGTAATGGACAAACAAGTCAAAGACATATTACTTCAAGAAGTCAAAAGACAAAATACTACAGTAGAACTTATCGCAAGTGAAAACTTTGCATCAGATGATGTAATGCGTTTATGTGGTTCTGTATTCACAAACAAATATGCAGAGGGTTATCCAAGAAAAAGATATTACAATGGTTGTGAGTATATGGACAAAATGGAACAACTTGCGATTGATGAATTAAAAAAATTATATTATTGTAGTAATGCAAATGTCCAACCACATTGTGGTGCAAATGCGAACACAGCTGTATATCAAGCATTTCTTAAACCAGGCGATACTATTCTTGGAATGGATTTAGCATCTGGTGGTCATTTAAGTCATGGTTCTAAACCAAACATATCTGGTAAAATATATGACGCACATTCTTATGGAGTAAATGATGAGGGGTGGTTAGACTATGATATGATTGAAAGTCAAGCAAGAAAACTAAAACCTAAAATGATTATTGCTGGTGCAAGTGCGTACTCAAGACAAATAGAATGGGATAAGTTTAAGTTGATTGCAGACGAAGTAGGTGCAATACTATTGTGTGATATGGCACATTATTCTGGTATGATTGCTGGTGGTGGTTATAGAAGTCCAGTGCAATACGCAGATGTAGTTACATCAACGACACATAAAACACTTAGAGGCCCAAGAGGTGGTATTATACTTTGGAACAATGACGAATATACCAAGAGAATAAACTCTGCAATATTTCCAGGCACTCAGGGTGGCCCATTGATGAATATAATTGCAGCTAAAGCACAAGCATTCAAAGAAGCAAATACTTCTGATTTTATACAATATATAAAACAAGTAAAAGAAAACGCAAAGGTTATGAGTGAAGTGTTTATAGAGAATGGTTTCAATGTATTAACTGGTGGTACAGATTGTCACATGATGTTAGTAGATTTAAGTGATAAGAAGTATTCTGGAAGACAGGCTGCAGACTTACTAGAAGAAAATGGAATCACTGTAAACAAAAATGGAATACCAAATGACCCAAGAAGTTTTGTAGAAACATCTGGTATTCGCATAGGTACAGCTGCAGAGACAACCAGAGGACATGGTTGTGATTGGTTTCGAGACTTGACAAAAAAAATAATTAGTGTATTATTATAACTATGAAAGAATTTGATTATAAACTTGATTATAAAAAACTAAATTTTAAAAAACCAGAGAATAGAAAACTCTATCGTATCGGTCGTGGAGAACAAGGTGTTCTATTAGTAAGACCATATACTGATACAATTTGTAAACACTGGAGATTTAAAAATCCATTTGTTGCAAGAACCAGTGCAAGAAAAATATACGAGATGTTTGAAGGTTACAAAAGAAAAGGTGATTTTATTGGTATGGATATGTGTCGTAAATTTTTAGAAATGGGTTTTACTCGTGCAAGAAGATATGCGAATCATAAAGACGGTAAAAAATATAATCAAGATGGAACAATTAAACCACAAGAAAGTGATGCGTTGACTTGTGCAAAGGCTTTGTCTGCAACCATATTTAAAAATATGAGAGACTTAGCTGCGTATGATGAAACATATCAGATGATGAGAAAAAAGTGGAGAGAAGATGAAAATGCAGTTTGAACATCAAACAGTAGAATTACCAAAGATAAAACAAAAGAACAATGCACTACCAGATGGTGGTCGTGCATATGAAACACCAGAGGGAAAATTCTATCCTTCAATCACCACAGTATTATCAATAAGAAATAAAAAGAGTTTGCATGAATGGAGAGATAGAGTTGGACATGATGTTGCAAACTATATTGCGAGAACAGCTGCACAAAGAGGGACTGCTGTTCATAAGATGTGTGAGGATTTTTTAAACAATCAACACCTTGCATGGCCTGATGAGTTTGATAAACATAAGTCTAAAAACTTTCTTGCGTGGTGTTTATTTTCACAGATGAGAAATACACTAGGTCATATTAATAATATAAAGTGTTTAGAAACAAATCTGTATAGTGATAGATTAAAGGTTGCTGGTCAAGTAGATTGTATCGCAGAATATAAAGGTGAGTTATCTGTAATCGATTTTAAAACATCATCTAAAGAGAGAGATGATGCGTGGAATGAAAACTATTACATACAGGCATGTGCGTACGCAGAAATGTTTTACGAAAGAACTGGACAAAAGGTAGATAAACTTGTTATACTGGTTGTAACACAAGACGGTACGGTGCAAGAGTTCATAAAGGATAAATGGGAATATACAAAACAACTTAAAGACGCACTTGATAATTGGAACAAGAGGAGTTAGAATGAACGATTTTTTGAAAGATATAATTAAGACAACTGGAAATGAATATGCAAGTCTAGTTGCAGACGGAGTAGAGGCTGGTGATGTAGATAATTTTATTGACACAGGTTCGTATGTATTCAATGCGTTACTGTCAGGTTCAATACATGGTGGATTACCAGCAAACAAAATCACTGCACTTGCTGGTGAGAGTGCAACAGGTAAGACATTCTTTTTAATGGGTATAGTAAAAAACTTTCTAGATGCAAATCCAAAGAGTGGTGTAATCTATTTTGAAAGTGAAAGTGCAATCACAAAACAAATGGTGATTGATAGAGGTATTGACCCAGATAGAATGGTTATCGTTCCTGTCACAACAGTACAAGAGTTTAGAACACAATCACTGAAAGTATTAGATAGATATTTACAAGATGATGTAAACATTAGAAAACCATTGTTTCTATGTTTAGATTCTCTTGGTATGTTATCCACAACAAAAGAAGTAGAAGACACAGCAGACGGTAAAGAAACAAGAGATATGACAAGAGCTCAAGTATTGAAGGCTGCATTTAGAGTGTTGACTTTAAAACTAGGTAAGGCAAAAGTTCCTATGGTCGTAACAAATCACACCTATGATGTTGTTGGTTCTATGTTTCCACAGAAAGAAATGGGTGGTGGTTCTGGATTGAAATATGCAGCTTCATCTATTGTTTATCTATCTAAGAAAAAAGAAAAAGACGGTGCAGAGGTAATCGGTAATATCGTGCATTGTAAAAATCATAAATCAAGATTGACTATAGAAAATAAAATGGTAGATGTAAGATTAACTTATGATAAAGGACTTGACAAATACTATGGATTGTTAGATATTGCAGAGAAGTATAACATATTCAAAAAGGTATCAACAAGATATGAATTACCAGACGGTTCTAAACAATATGGTAAGTCTATTATGAATGACCCAGAAAAATACTTTACAAAAGATATCATGGATAAGATAGAAGAATCAGTAGGTAAAGAATTTAAATATGGATAATTATATAAGATGTTACGATAACGCAGTAACAGATGAATTTAGTGATATGTGTGTATTGAAGTTTGAGAACGATTATATCGCACACGAACAATGGCCTGAAGATAAACCATTCTTTACACAAATCAATCTAGGTAAGAGTGGTATGTGGGGAGATGAGAATACATATCTTACTGATGTTTTTACAAAGTATGTAAAGAAGTATAGAAAAGATTGTAAGATTGATAATAATCAATGGCCTAGTAGTTTTGGGTTAGAACCATTTAGAATGAAAAGATACTTACCTGATGGTCAAAACTTCCCACCACATGTTGATGTAAATACAAAACAGAACTGCACAAGATTTCTTGCGTTCTTTTTATACTTGACAGACAACAAAGAAGGTAGTACCATATTCACTAATCACAATGTGAAGTCTTCTTGTTCGAAGGGTTCACTTTTAATATTTCCACCAAACTGGTTGTATTTACATTCTGGTGAAAAATGTGTGGAAAAAAATAAATATATTGTAGGTAGTTATGCTCATTACATTAAATAATTGTTGTTCTAAATCATATCTAGATTCTATGATGTTACTGTCGCAGAGAAGTGACCAATGGAATTTTAGATATCCAGAAGGTAAACCTTTTGAACAAAGGTTTGCAAAGATAAACTTAGTTCCAGATAATCAGAATACATCTCTTGCTGGTATGGCTATGGGTTTGTTATTACAAATCTTTGATGCTGGTGGATACAAATACTTTGAACCAGAGGTAAAGTTCTGTGGTATATCAGTTAAGGGTAGAGGTGTAGATGACCCACACACAGATACTTGGGATAAAGACACAGTCAAGATTTTAGGATTGTTAAATAGTGATTGGAATAGTGAAACAATGGGTGGTGGGTTTATACACGATAATAAATTACACACTCTGAAGCCTACAAGTTTCGTCATATTTGATTCGAATAAAGTACATTGTGCTCAAGATGTATTGACAGATAAGAAAAGATTTGCGATAGATTACGCAGTGAAAAGAAAATGAGTATTCGTGAAAAATTTGTGTATGTAGAAAGTAAATCGCAAGACCAGACTTGTATAGGTATCAAGGGTGGTAAGTTTGCTGGTGTGGTTTACAAATATGGTAAAGTTTCTTTTGCGAAAGAAGAAGATGAAAATGGAAACTTGCCTATGCAGTTTCAATATGATATAGTAGATAATAATGGAATACCCAGAGAACAATTTAATGATGAGTTCTTTAATCTCATAGGTGATATATTAGTTGAGGTTATGGACGAACAAACAAAGGTAGCAGTAGATGAGAAACCAATCCCAGTCAATAGAGAAAACAGCTCTAACTAATTTAATATGTAATGAAGATTACGCAAGAAAAGTTATACCTTTCATAAAGAAAGATTACTTCGCAGTAAGAGAAGAAAGATTACTCTTTGAAGAGATACTTAAGTTTGTAGAAAAATATAAAAAGATACCTACTAAAACCTCTCTGAATATAGAGATAGAAAGTAGAAAAGATTTAACAGAAGATGACCACGATAAAATAGTCAATCTTATTAGTAGTCTAAAACCTACAGAGGTAGATTTAGATTGGTTAGTTGACACAACAGAAAAGTTTTGTAAAGACAGAGCTATCTACAATGCGATTGTAGAGGGTGTCAATATTATTGATGGTAAAGATAAAAAGAGAACACCAGATGCAATACCAGATATTTTATCTGATGCACTATCTGTTGGTTTCGATAATAGTGTTGGACATGATTATCTTATGGACGGACAAGAAAGATATGATTTCTATCACAAGAAGGAAGAGAAGATACCTTTCGACTTAGAATTTTTTAACAAAATAACAAAGGGTGGATTACCACCAAAGACACTGAACATTGCACTTGCTGGTACAGGTGTAGGTAAATCTTTGTTCATGTGTCATGTTGCGTCTAACTGTCTTTCACAAGGTAAGAATGTTTTATACATTACTATGGAGATGGCTGAAGAAAGGATTGCAGAAAGAATAGATGCAAATCTGATGAATATCAGTATTACAAATTTACCAGAGTTACCCAAGAGAATGTTTGAAGATAAACTTGCAAGTATTCAAAAGAAGACAAGTGGTAAACTAATAATTAAAGAATACCCAACTGCGTCTGCACATAGTGGACACTTCAGAGGGTTAATCAAAGAACTAGCAATTAAAAAGTCTTTTAAACCAGACATAGTGTTTATAGACTATCTCAATATATGTGCATCAAGTAGATTTAAGGGTGGTGCAAATATCAATTCATATACAATCATAAAATCGATTGCAGAGGAACTTCGTGGACTCGCAGTAGAAACTGGTGTACCATTTATGTCTGCAACTCAAACAACCAGAACAGGTTTTGTATCTAGTGATATAGGACTGGAAGATACTTCTGAAAGTTTTGGACTGCCTGCAACAGCTGATTTTATGTTTGCATTGATACAAACTGAACAACTACAAGAAATAGGACAGATGCAAGTCAAACAGTTGAAGAACCGATATAATGACCCAACCATGTATAAACGATTTGTGATTGGTGTTGATAGAAGTAAAATGCGTCTGTATGATGTAGAATCACAAGCACAAGAGGAGATAGTCGATAATGGTCAAGAGAAACTTAATCAAGTCTTTGAAGAACCGTCTTTTGGGAAAGATACAAAGGACAAACAAATTGAAAGATTTTCGAAACTCAAAGTCTAACTACTATGTAAGTCAAGACAATCAAGATGTAGAAAGACCTTACACCGTAATGGAGAGTAAGACTAGAAAAATAATCACTAGGTGTGAAACAAGACAACTTGCAGAGAGTATTGCAAAGTTCCAAAACAAGACACCTACTTTTGGTTCACAAGGATTTCCTGACTTTCTAAAAGAATAAATAGTATAAAACAATTTTGTACTAATGGGAGCTTGGAATGTCACTGAATAGGTATGTTCGCCAACTAAATCCAATCAAAGAAAATAAAGTAACACCTGTCGTAAAAATTGACACATTTTTACAAGAACAGTCAACTGAAGCAGAAAAAGTTATCGCATCAGTTGGTGGTGGGTCTGTTGGAGAAGCTGTTTATGAATCTTGGGTTTATATAGTTGCGAAACTGTCTGGTAAAAATACCCTACCCACAATGTCAAATATTAAAAGTATATCATCTGAAAGTGAGTTTGTTAAAGATGGTGCAAAATGGATAAACAACTACAGAAAAAAATTTGGTACTGAAAAATCAGATAATTTTTTATGTGAAGCTATAGAGATAATCGGTGGTGATATAAAAAAGATACCTAATGTAAATTGGGGTAGTGTTGACATAATACACAGCAGTATTAATACATTTTATAAAAATGTACCTGAAAAATATTTTACTAAGGGTAGTAAAGCTAACACCGCTGATATGATACTCGTAGTCAGTGGTTCTGCAAAAGAATTATTAAATAAATTATCTACTTCAACTATGAATTGGACAAAAGATGGCGTGATATCAGTTGAAGGGACAAATATAAAATTCATTCAAGTATCTTTAAAAAAAGGTATGGACAATGCAAGGATAGGAAAACTTAACACCTTAATAAACACGATATACGGAAAACAATCATCAATGCCTTCACAATTAGTTGGAGAGGATTTGTCTGAGGGTATTTTATCAAATGTGTTTGGTCGTTTTACAGATATTTTATCAAAAGGATTTAATTTTGTATTAAAATTTGCAAAAAGTGTTTTTTCAAAAATAAGAAACTCTATCTTAAAAAGTGCGATTAAAATAACAAAATTAGTTGTCAAAGATAAAATGCACAAATCATCAGCAAAATTAACAAGTTTATTAGGAAGCACATTGTCAGAGGGTAAAAATGACCCTGTAAAAATAAATGCACCAATGTTGAGAGAAATGAAAGTTCTAAAAAATGAACTAATAGCAAAAGACTTGGTTAATAAAGAGTATGATTTACTTCTAGAGAATGTGCAAAAATTAAATAATAATGGTACTAATCCAAAATTAGAAATGAAACAGTTTATAAATCCAGCAAATATAGTTTTAAGTAGAGGTTTAAATGCATTCATCACAAGAGATGAATTATTACCAGCTTTAAAATTAGTTGCTAACTATGCGTCTTATAAAACTTTTAATGCAATGTTATCTGATATGTTAACAAAAGTTAATGTTGCAGAGAGGGTAACACAACCCTTAGTTGCTCTATCTGCAAAGTTAAAATCAGAAGCGATGTTTGGAGATACCTTACTTCCACTTTGGATTGTTTATGGAACAGGTGGTGGTGCGTATTACAAACACACTAAAAATGAGTTTGAAGATATGACTGCTGAAAAAATTAATGAGTTAGGTGAGTCTATGAATGTTCCGTTTATGGTTTTAAAAATAGGTCGTTCTTTAGGAAAAAAAGATTATAACTCTATAAATTTATATTTACTTGTTGGTGCTGTAAAAGTTGATACTGAACTTAAACCAGAATATTTACAAATACAATTTATTAATCGGAGTGGTAGTTCGTGGAGTTATAAAATTGATGCGAGCACTAAAGTATTAGGTGAACCAAAATAATGCTCAGATTTACAGACATACTAAACGAAAGTAAGGCTGGTAAGAACTTACACCTTGAACACATTGAAGATGAGATAATCAATCATGGTGTTGATGGTGGTAGAGCTGCAATCAACTTTCTGCGTTCACTAAGAGATATGTTGTCTGGTAGTGCAAGGTCTTCAGTAAGAATGACAGTCAAGTGGGACGGAGCTCCTGCAATCTTTACAGGTATTGACCCATCAGATGGTAAGTTCTTTGTTGCAAAGAAATCAGTATTTAATGTCAATCCAAAACTATACAAAACAAATGCAGAGATAGATGCAGATTTGAGTGGTACACTAAATGCAAAGTTCAAGGTTGCACTTGCAGAGTTATCAAAGTTAGGTATCAAAAATGTATTACAAGGTGACTTGATGTACACAGATGATATTGAAACAGAAACAATAGATGGGGTAAAGTATTATACATTTCAACCTAATACAATCGTTTATGCAGTTCCAGTAGATTCTGATTTAGGTAAAAGAATGAACAAGTCAAAGATAGGTATTGTATTTCATACAACCTATGAAGGTAAAGAGTTACAAGACATGAAAGCAAAGTTTGGTGCAGATGTATCTAAGTTAAACAAGACAAGTTCAGTATGGTTAGATGATGCGACATACAAAGATGTTTCTGGTACTGCAACTTTTAATGCAAAAGAAACAGAGGCGATTACAGCTATCCTATCTAATGTAGGAAAGACATTTCAAAGAATAAATGCACCCATGTTAAGAAACTTCCTTAAACTTCAAGAGAGTTTGACTGGTAATCTTATTGGTGCGTCACTAAAAACCTTTACAAATACAAAAGTTAGACAAGGTGAACAAGTAAAAAATCCAAAGAAACACGCAATAGATTATGTAAAGTATGTTGAGAATCATTTTAAGAAACAAATAGACAAAGTAAAGACACCAGCTGCAAAAGAGAAATACAAGAAACAACAACAAGAATATGTAAGAGAGTTTAGAAAACATACAAACAATCTTGCAAACATTGTTCTTTTTCAAAATCTAATGATAGATGCGAAGATGCAAATCGTCAGAAAACTAAATAGTGTTAAAGGTTTGACGGATACCTTTATTCGTACAAGTAATGGATATAAAGTAACAAATCCAGAGGGATATGTTGCGATTGATAGAGTAAAAGGTAACGCAGTAAAATTAGTGGACAGAATGGAGTTTTCCTTTAACAACTTCACTGCACTAAAGGCATGGGACAAATGAAAAAATTAAAAGACTTATACAGGACAGAAGACCTTTATACAGGTTACAAAGAACTTGATGATGCACTTGATGAACTAACAGAATTTAGAGTTATTGGTAGAGCACAACGCAGAAAGATTGCGAGAAGAATGGCCAAACTTGTTAAGACCGCTGGTTTTAAGAAGAAGGTTGAAAGGTCTAAGAGAAGGATAGCATCTGTTGCAAAACAGAAAGTTAAAGCTGCTAAACTTGCAAAACAAAAAGTTATTGATAAATATTTTCCAAGTTATAAAAAAATGGCTTTACCAGCAAGAGTGAAGATAGACCAAAAGATAGGTCAAAAATATGGTGGTATGATAAACAAACTTACCACTAGACTTATGAAGGTAGTAAAGAAAAAGGAAATAGAAAAGGTTAAACAAGCAAGAGCAAGGGTACAAAACTGATGTTAAAGTTTCAGGAACAGGCTGGTCAAGTTGTTTTTACCTTTGGAAGATTTAATCCACCCACCACAGGACATGAGAAACTATTAGACAGAGTAAAACTGATTGCTGGTACAGGTAGGTATGTAATCTATCCATCACAATCACAGAACCAAAAGAAAGACCCATTACCATTTGCGTTGAAGGTTGCATATATGAAAAAGATGTTTCCTACACACGCAAGAAATATACTTGCAGATAAAAAGATAATCAATGTATTCGATATCGCAGTTAAATTGTATAATGAAAAATATACAGATATTGCAATGGTTGTTGGTTCAGATAGAGTAAAAGAGTTCAAAACCTTACTTGACAAATACAATGATGTCAAGAGTAGACATGGTTACTATAAGTTCAGAACTATTTCTGTGATTAGTGCTGGTGAAAGAGACCCAGATGCAGAGGGTGTAACTGGAATGTCTGCATCTAAGATGAGAGCATCTGCATCACAAGGTGATTTTGAATCATTCAAGTTAGGATTACCTAAAGGTTTCAAAGACGGACAAAAGTTATTTAATGATGTGCGAAAGTTTATGGGTATTCGTGAGGAAAGAGATATGGGTTTAATGACAGACTATGAAGAACTTAGAGATGCATATCTTACAGGAGATGTTTGGAATATAAACGATACTATCGTTGCAAGAGGTATTCAAGGTAAAATAATAAATAGAGGAACAAACTATGTATCATTTGTAGATGAAAGTAACAAAGTACACAAAGCATGGTTACACGAAATAAATGTGCATGAAAATCCATTTGCTGGTGGAATGTTAGACCCATCACCTTTAGTGAGAAAACTTAAGGGTAAGTTAGATAGTAGAATAATATCAAAAGTTATTAAAAAATACAAGGACGGAGTTGATAAAGGAAAAGATAAAGGTGGTAGTGCAATATCTGGAGGAAAAAACTCAAAGAATAGATTAATATTTGATATAGTTCGACAATTTGGTTTAGAGACAAAATATGGAATGAACACAAGAGGTATTGCAAAATTTATTAATAAGTTAGTAAGTAAAGGTAAACTTGATAAAAAGTATGTGGTAGAAGCAGAGAAGATTAGAAGAGTTAGACAAGATAAAGATGTAAAAGGAAGTCCTGGCTCAGAACCAGCAAAGTATTTTGCAAAGGGTGCTGGTGGTAAGGGAATGTCTAAGTCAACAAAACAAGCTCGTGCAAGACACTTTGATAAAGGAGCTGCAATGAGTGATGATGACCCAAGAGCATATGAACCTGCTCCTGGCGATAAGGGTAAAAAAACAAAACCATCAAAATATACAAAGAAGTTCAAAAAAATGTATGGGGAGGAAGAAATGGAGTTAGATGAAAAAATAGCAGGTTTAGTGAAGAAGTCTAAACAGACAGGTGTTCCTTACGGTACTCTAAAAAAGAGTTATGACAGAGGTATGGCTGCGTGGAGAACAGGACACAGACCTGGCACTACTCCACAACAGTGGGCATTTGCAAGAGTGAACTCAATGTTATCAGGTGGTAAAGCAGACCCAGACTTACAAAAGATTGCGAGGGCAGCAAAGAAGAGAAAGAAAGCATCTAAAAAAGAAAGTTTTATGAATATTAATACTGTGCAAGAGTGGTTTGAGTCTAATATCACAAGAGCAAAATATCAACTAAATCATGGAGAAGATTGGTGGTGGAAGATGAACGAAGTCCACGATAAGATGTTGGAGAAGATTGATGCAGATTGTTGTGATGATTGTATTAATGAAGAAATGAAACCAGAGGACTCACTAAAAAACTGGGAACATGATGATGCAAAAGGATACGCAGAAAAACTTATTAAAGAATATGGTCAACCAGACGAAGTAACAGAAACAATGTTAAAATGGAATAAACTTGGTTCATTTGGTGAGGGAGAAATGGAAACTTATATTGTTGATGAGAGTATCCCACATAGTTTTCCAAAACCACATAGAGATTATGTGTACACCGTTATGAATATAAAAGTTGATAGTGATATGTTAGATACACTAGGTCATGTAACAGGTAGTATTATCTATGATGGATTAAAAGAAACTGTTACTGCAAGGTGTGGTAGTCTTTATGCAAATGCAGCTACTATGGGATTTGTAAGAGATATGGTAGACGGTAAAGTTCCAGTAGAAGATGGGCCTGCAAAGAAAGAGTATGCAGATAGGATAACAAAAGACCCACTACCAAAATTTTACGATAATAGAATGAATGAGAGTGTAGAACATATGTGTGGACATTGTTTAGAGGAAAGTCTATGGGCAAACATTCATAAAAAAAGACAAAGAATAAAACAAGGTTCAGGTGAGAAAATGAGAAAGCCTGGAGAGAAGGGAGCACCTACACCAGCACAATTAAAAAGAGCAAAAGGTGAGGGATATCAGAAGTTCAATCAGTTTGTATTAAGAAACCACTGGGGTGAAGTAACTGAGAAAGCTGAGTATCAAGGAAGACCTGTAGAACTAAATAATCCTACGAGGGGTGATACAAAGAAGTTTAAGGTCTATGTAAGAAATGATAAGGGAAATGTCGTCAAAGTAGAATACGGTGACCCAAACATGGAAATCAAACGAGATGACCCAGCAAGAAGAAAGAGTTTTCGTGCGAGACACAACTGCGATAATCCAGGCCCTAAGTATAAGGCAAGATACTGGTCTTGTAAGTTCTGGAGTGCAAAGAAATCTGTAACGGATTTAATGAAGGGGTAAACAGATGAGATACAGTAAATCAATGATAGAAGCAGTCAAACAAGTTGCAATGTATGAACAGTTTGATTATGTCCTACTAGATAAAGACAATAAAATTCTCGCAAGGTATAAAGGTAGAGATGCGAAGAAACAAGCAGAACTCAATAAAAAAGGTGCAGAAAAAAAAGTTGGTGTTATGAAACCTATCAAAGTTTACCCAATAAGACCAACGGATAAAAAGAAAATAGGTGATACTGTTCTCGCAATCGGTGAACAACCCCTCACCGATAAGGACAGAGAAGATATTGATGAAGATAGAAAGAACGCACTTGCTGGATTTGATAATCGTATCAGAGATGCAGCCTCAATGGACAGAAAAGATTTCATCAAAGCAAAAGAGTTGTATAAAAGAAAAGATGTAAAGGGATTAAGAAAACATATTTACAGTTTAGACACATCACCTTTAGAAACTGTGATGAATCTTATATCAATACAAGACAGACCATTCTTTGATAAGATGTATCCAAACACAAGAGGTGGAGAGTTCTTAGCAAGGATTGCATACCAACATAGAAACCTAGACGAAAATATTGATGAGAATAAAGATGACGAAAAGAAAAGAATGAAGGGTGCAAAACTAAAACTTAAGATGGGTGATGCACTTGATGAAAAGTTTACTAAAAAAGATTTTGACGATAATGAAGATAAGAATAAACATACAGAAAATGGTGTCGCAGTTGTAAATATGTTTGGTACATCTGCTGAAAAGATGAAAATGGCAGGTATTGCAGCTAGACATAATATGAGAGGTTCTATTAGTAGTAAAGACCAAAAAGATAGAGATGCAATGGTGAACAAGTATTACAAAAAATTAAAAGAGGGAACAGTCAAAGAAGATGGACA